TCGGCCAACCAGCCGATGTAATCTTCACACAGGTAGGCGTAGTCGATGTTCGCGCCTGCAAAGGCCGTGAAGGTGTAGATGCCTGCCGCGAATCCGTGCGTCTTGGCCTTTTCGCAAAATGCCATTGCGATTGCCGTGCGCTGGTCTTTCGTTAGGCTGTCGGCGCGGCCATCGTGCGTGGCATGGCTCCACTCGGCATCGAAAAACAGCGGGTATCCAGACGGGGCAAGGCTTGCGCAGAAGTCTGCCTCCTCGCGGGCTTCTTCCACCGTGATGGCCTGCGAGAAGAAGTAAAAGCCGAACAGCTTTCCGCTTGCTTTCGCCCCGGCAAGGTTGGCATCGTACTGCTCGTCCTTCATCAGCTTTCCGCTGCCGTAGCCGCGATACCCGATGCGAACAATGGCACGGTAGGGAACTTTTGCCCAGTCGATGGCGCCCTGATGGTGGGACACATCAATCAGCACTTCCTCGCCGCTTGGCTGTGCAGTGTCTGCGGGTTTTTCTACTGCGTGCTCACCGGTGCGGTAAGTAAACACCTGCCCGCTCGCCGTGGTAAAGTCGTTGTCCAGCCACACCAGCGGATTCGTGCGGCTGCCGTTCAGAATGACTTCAAAATGCAGATGCGCGCCAAACACATTGCCGGTAACGCCAGAATAGCCGATAAGTTCGCCCTCTTTGACCTTCTGCCCGACCTTGACGCAATATCTGCTCAGGTGCGCGTACCGGGTCTGCAGCACGCCGCCTTTGTAGGGCGAGTGCTTGATGCGCACCATGTTGCCATAGCTCTGCATGCCCGTCCGGGTGTGGCCGTCCCAGTTCTGCACCTGGTCAACTGTGCCGTCCTCTGCCGCGTAGACCGGGCGCTTGTAATCCGTTCCGTTCTGGGTGCGCAGGTCGATGGCCCGGTGCATACTGCCGTCATTGTAAAACCATCCTTGCGTGATGATGTGCTGTGCCAAAGGCCACGCCAGCAACACCTCACCGTTTGAGAGTCTCATTGATCTTCCTCCTCGTACAGCGGATTTTGAATCTGCTCATTCGTTGCGTTGCCGTCCTGTACCGTTTCAGCGTCCAGCGCATCGTAGTATTCCTGCGCCAGCGTCTCCACCTCTGCAATGTCCGCCTCATCCAGCAGGCCGTTGTCGTAGTGCGTGTACGCCTTGTCCAGCCAGAACGCAACGTCCCGCCCCGCGCCGATTTCCCGCTTAATACTGCGCAATGTCAAATCGTGCCGTGCTTTACTTTTAATCGCCATTTTATTTCTCCTTTCAGGTTTGAGATGCAACCGCATCTTCCAAATCGGTGATCCGTTTAATTGGGTCTGCGCGTCCAGTAACGGTCGCGCTGTCGGCGTCAGTCAGTACGGTGTTCGCTCCTGCAAGCGCGGGCAGCGGCTGTGCGCCGGTTGCGGTGAAGGGCGTTGGAGTTGCCAGCTTGTAAGCAATTTGTACGGGCGTTCCTGCGGCATACTGGGCGGCGAGGTAGGCTTTCCATTCTTGCATACCCTCATCAGTTAGAGGGTACTTGCCATTGCTGTTATACGCAATAGAACCTCCGTCGGCTGTGATTCCTATGCAGTCAGACACATACAGATGATATTTATAGTGGCTGCTTTTGCCAGTTGTTGCATCAGCAGCTTTTTCTTGCACAAAGGAACTGTCTTTATAGAGATCGATATAGAACAACGTCGAATAGATATGAGAGCTTTCTTCACCTGTTAAAGTGATAGTTCGCCATGTTCTACTGCTCTCACCGCTCACCGCGTCCACCTCACCGCCATAAACGGTTTCAGGCAGGGTCAGGGGGGTGGTTTGACCAATGTATGGTGTGTAGGTGGTGGGGGCGGTGGTGCCAGCATAGATTCCAAAGTCGTATGCCACAAAGCTGCCAGATTTGATGTTTTGCGCATAAAACGTAATATCCCCGTTTAGTAGCTTTGGCATGTCTACTGTAACCGTTTTTGTCTTTTTCCCGTTCTTCGTTAGCTCACCAGTGCGATTATCAAGCCAGCACGGAAGACCCCATGTTTCTGTGCCGTCAGCAAGTGTTCCGTGCCATTCAAAGCCTATCCTTTTTCGCCATTCTTCGCCAACAACATCATCAAAAACAATATTTTGCGTTTCTATGGAAAAAGTTAATGTTATGTTCTGCCCAGCGCAAGCCTTTGATAGGATCAGAAAATCATCTGATGTCATAATCAGCTGCATATAAACGTTTTCTATGCGTTCTCCGAATGGCAGCAAGTTCTCCCCGCACCGCTCCACCGTCACGCTGTCCCTGCCCTTGATAGGACGAATGTTTGCGTAAGGTGAATAGGCCGTTGCAGTCGCGCCTTTCTCTATCTGCGGTTTTGCCGAAACATTATCCAGTGTGCCAGAGGCGGCAAAAAACAAGGTGGCATTTTGTATGTCATTCTCTACTGTAAACGTATGTGGCCGTCCAACAGCTTGCGTGGCAATCATAGCACCGTCTGCATCTTTATTGAGAATTGATATACGGAAATGTGACATTGCGCTAATTGTGTATGTACCTGCAGGAAGCGAAAATTTATCAGAGTTGTAGTATGTAGTTCCATTTGCCGTTCCGTTTGCTGTTACGGTGCCATCGGGGGTTATTGTCCACGTCACTCCATAGCTCATGGTTTTTTCTGGCATCCATGCAGGATTAAACAGGTTCTTACCGCCACCTGCCGGATACGGTGTCCCGCTGCCCTCCTGCACGGGCTCCCACTTCGCTTTCACGCCAAGCGGATAGCCCGCCACGGGGTAACACACAACAGGGTTGCCGCTTTCTTCCAGCGGCGGGCAAAGCATGTCCACGATGTGCTTACTGCTCCACGCATTTGCCCCAACAGCAGTATCATCAATTTCGGCCTTATTCTCTTTCAGCTCGGCCACCGCCGCCGTGTTAGCCGCCACGTTCTCCACGCTCTCGGCCAGCGTGTCCGCGCTCTGCTTTGCGTTTTCCTCGGACTTCGCTGCGGCCTCTGCCGCTTCCTTCGCCGCAGCACTGCCCGCCTGCGCTTCCTCGGCGCGGGCCTTGGCCGCTGCCGCTTCCTCCGCTGCTGCCTCTGCGTCCGCCTTGGCCTGCAAGGCAGCTTCCAGCACCTGCGCCGCCAGCTCGGGCGTCGGCTCTGCATCCGCGCCGCCGTATACGCCCGCTTGCTCAAGGATAAGATACTCCACGTTACAACTCGCCCGCTGCACGCCGGGGGCCAGCCCGGCCAGCACAAGCACGCCATCCTTGGCCTCCTTCGTCACCTCGGGCGGCACGTCCATGGCATCCCCATCCAGCAGGGCCACGCGCAGCGGCTCTTCCCGCCCGGGGATGTGCCACGTTGCGGTGAGATTCAGCCCGTCCCACCCGGCCCCGCGCTCAATCTTGATACTCTCCGTGCCATAGCTGGAATTAGTCCCCAGCACCAGCTTTCGCGGGGTGGGGGAGTAGTTGTCAAGTCTCAAAGTATGTACCATGCTCTACCTCCTTAACAGTACAACAGTTTCTCGGCGTCGATTACGATTGGTTCTCTGCCATGCTTTAGCCCTCATCTCATACGGTAACAATAAACTCCGGCGCCTAATGTATAAACAACACCTGGATCGTGATTCGTTTTGTGGAAAATGTCATATAGGTAAGTTAGTGGTGTTATTTGTGCCGTGCCGTTTCCGGCATAGGCTCCAATATTCAGCATATTGGCATTGCAGACATTTGTAACTGCATTGAAATTTCCACAGCCGCTATAATGCGCCAGAAAACCGGGCTCCGGTATGCCTTGTGCAACCACTGTTGCCGCGTACTCCGGAATAGGGTTTCCATAGCCGTTCTGATACTGTATGACCAGATATAAATATTTGTCTTTTGTCCATGTTGCCGCCTTTACGCGGCCTTCGCCGTTGTGGTATCCTGCGGGGACTGCGTAAGAACTTCCCGGGTTTATGGTTATGTCTACTGCGCCCCGGCTCGGCATATTCCCTTTTTTAAGCGTCTTATCCACAGCATAAAAGCTTTTGCCCGCCAGCACATTGTCAGCAGCAGCGGTGGCTTGTGCCAGCTTCGCATTGGATAATCCACCGCCGCCGTTAAAATCCAGTCGGCTCCCGTCAAAGGTAAACAGCACCCACCGCCCGGCAACAACGCTGTCACCGTCCGCCGCATCCGCGCCGCAATACGCAGGAACGGCCACACCGTTGACTGTCCACGTATCGCCCGCACTCCACGCGGCGGGGACTTTAAACCGCCCCACCGCGCCTTCTCCCGTCAGCGCATACACGCTGCCGCTCTTGCTGCACTCATATTCCTGCACGCAGACATTTAACCCGCCACCAGACGGGTCATACTGTGCCTTGGTCATCATTGCTGTGCCACCGTGCAGTTGAGCCAGCTCGGTCTTTACCTTTTCAAGCAATGCGGAAAACTGCGCCTGAATGGTAGTAGTATCAACGCTAACCCAGTCCGTAACAAGCCCACACACATCGGGGTCAAGCCGTTCGTCCGTGATGCTATCCGCAGAAATGCTGCTTACAGCTGCTGCAACGTAAATACGCGCAAGAGAAATTTGCCGTTTTAAAGTGTTGTTTGTAAGTTCCGTGGCGGTAGGTGCATTATTCGGCGTTCCTTTTAGCACTTCAATACGCGGCTTTTCCGCATAATCCACAGTGTCCCAGCTAACAACAATCCTGTCAATACGTGGCAAAATGGCATCTGGCAACGGGATTGTCAGCTGCAACTCGCTTCCAGTCTGTTCTTTTGTATCATTCCAAAAAACTGTGCCGTCCGCTTTGTCGTTCGCCAGCCAGCCCACACCATCTGAAACGCTTACCGTCATATCGCCGTTTGCGGTAACACTTAAATTGCCATCTGCGCCAAAAACGCCGCTGGAACGCCCATGCAGCCATTTCATAACATTTTCGGCTCCGATGTATTCATCCACGTTATTCGGAAAATTTTTGATTTCTGCCACTTTATCACCTCAAAACTGTTAAAATCGGGTCACCAATAACCAGCTTGACGCTTGATCCGTTTGCATCCTGTGAATACTTTGCTGCCGTGATTCTTGCCTTGTACTTTACACCCAGCCGCAAAGAAACGCACCAAACCAAATCGCCAACATTGTATGCCGTGCCAAGCTCGTCACCGTCTGCGCCAATGTCAAATCCGTTTCGATTCAAATGGCTGCCTAGCTGCAACGCCGCATACTGCTTAACGCGCGTCTGAAACGCAGCGTTTGTCTCGCCATCCTGCTGGCTATCTCCGCTGAAGCTCGCCCACAGTTCGCGCCGTTCCGAATCGCTGGCCGTGCCAGCCTGCACCACAAACTTTGTACCGTCTTTGTACTGCGCTTCACAGTAGCACACATTTTTGTATTCAGAAATGTCCTTGTCAACTATCAGCCCGGGCGCTGTTCCGCGTTCCTGCACAAACAGCACGGCGTCTAATCCCTTTGTGCGGTCAACACCCTTATACAATTCAAACGTTTCCGTCTTGGCTCTGTAGTCCAAAACCATCCGGTTCCCAATCCCGGCATCTGTCAAAATCGGTTGTATGCAGTTTAACAGTTCATCCCCGTACACCTCTGTTGCCGTCACGGTTTCTGTCAAGCCTTTTTTCTCTGCCAGCAGTATAGGAAGCCCGCGCAGATTGGCAGTAATAACGCTGTATACATCCGTTTCCACGTTGGCAATGCTGGAAGTTGCCGCAATAACACGCCGGTTTAGCTTATTGTTCAGACTGTACCCGTTCAACGTGATTTCGCTATTATCACAATCGAACTGTATTTCTTCCACCGTATACGCAAGTCTTCGCTCTACAATGTACAAAACAGCATCCAGCTCCACTATCCCGATGTTGTAATCATCCATCGGCAAAACTACCGTAAATTTTCCCACATCGTTATAGTAGTCGCTGAACTCGCTGCTGATAGCGTGCGTGATTTCGTGTCGGTTACTAAGGTCATGGGAGAACAGCTCTAATCTCATATTACCGTTACACCCGCACTTTCTTCCGCAAACGAAACGCTCATTTCAACGTTTTCAAGCCCACTGTCCGCAGTAGGTTTCCACGCATTATCGCCCGTATGAATTCTATACAGTGTACTTTCAAGCGTCAGCGCACCTCGACAGTCACCGTCCTTAGAGCTTGTGACCGTTGTCTTTCCGTGCGATGTCTTGATAACAACACGCTCATCTTCAACAAGCGTTTTTTCCAGCCGCAGCACTTCACCTGTCAGCATGTTTTCAATGCCTACGTTTGCTGCCGTCTCGCCGACGCAATTGATTTCCAGCCTAAAAGGCACATCAAATTGCCCAAAATTCTGCAAAACAATGTATTTTAGCACAATGACTTTGCCAAAATAATACGTTTTGCTAATATTCCATGGGAATTTAAAACCTTTTTGCACGCCGCGCAGCTGCATTGCCTTTCGTTCGCCGCTTTCCCAATACGGGTAGGGGGCAAGCAGGCCAAGTTGAAACGGCGCACCGCGTTTTGATGCGCCAATGGTAGGCGATGCCGTTACAATAACGTCTATGTGCCAGTCTCCGGCATATAACACCCCGGTCAGGTCGGGCCGTACAACGGTCATAAGCGCGTCTTTCAGCGCTTGCGCATTGTCGCCGATAACTTTTCCGTTGATGGTAATAGGCCGCGTCTGAATGGTCTTAGATTGTACAGTAGCGCCTACTTGACCGATACCCTGCGCCGTATTGGCAGTGACCGAAATTGTATCAATGCCATCCGGCTTGCTGATAAGATAACCATGCGCGTAGTCAAACACGATAGACTGCCCCAGCGAATTGACGTACTTGAAAGTCTTGCTTAAAAAACTCATAACGCCCACCTCGCCCGTTGGAAATACGCCGCTGTGCTTGCTGCCAGTTCAACCGGTGTCTGCTTTGCTGCGTAAATATTTTGCGTCAGGGTAAAACCGTTGCCGCTGCCCTTACCGCGTCTGTAACTGTCCGCTTCATCGACAGTCAGAACCATCTCGCCGCGATGCAGGGCGGCAACATAGTTGTTATAGGGAACATAATCCATGCCGCCTGCGTGGCTACCGTCTGACCCCATGTTGTTTTTCACATCACTTGCATTGATGACAAAAATACTCTTGATGCCATCCCACAAGCCCTGCACGAAGCTGACAAGACCGCCCCAAACAGCCGCAATGCCACCCTTGATGCCCTCTACAGCGTTTTGCCCGACCGTAGAGAAGAACCCAAACGCGCCATCAAAGATGCCCTGAATCGACTCCCACGCGCTCTGAAAGTCACCGGACAGCACAGCGTCAATCGTAGAGAACACGCCGGTAATCAAATCAAACACAGTCTGGAAAAAGCTTACCGCAACATTCCAGATGCTTTGAATGATAATCCACGCGCCCTGAAAGAATCCGCTGATAATCGGTGCAAACGGTGCAAAGATAACAACAATTGCCTGGAAGATAGCCTGAAAGAATGCGCTTGCCCATGCCCATACAGTCTGTACAAGGCTCCATGCAGCGCTGAACGCTTCACCGATGCTCTGTATGACTGGGGTCAAATCTGTAATGACCTGCGTAACGACCTGCCCAATAACCTGCATAGCCGTTTCAACATAAGGCTGTACAAATGCCACGACTTCCTGAATCTTGGCAGAAATCGCATCCCACGCTGCATTGGCATTGTTTTTAAAACTATCAATAATGTTAGCAATATTTTCTATTGCCGTTTTCACATTATTGAAAATATCCAGCAAAAAAGAAAAGTCAGAGCTTTCAATTGCGCTTGTCAGCCCAGAAATAATTGCATCGCCAAAAAACGAGAACACATCAGCAACAATGGGCTGCAATTCGCTTGCTACGCTGCTTAACCCGCCGAAAAGCGCCTGCAATCCCTCTTCAATAGTTGGTTCCAGCTCCATAATCACGCCGCTTACATAAGGCGCAAGCTGTGTGACCAGTTCGCTTAAGCCATCAATCAAAGTAGGCACAATTTCTTTGATGCGCGGTATAATATTGTTTCCGGCAGTAATAACGCTGTCAACAAACTCATCCATCAAGGATTGAAAATTTTGTTCTGGGTCTGCAATGCCCGTCAGCAGGTTTGCCCATGCGCTCTTCATCGATGCCGTACTGCCCTGAATCGTAGTTGCCGCTTCTTTTGCCGTTGTACCTGTAATGCCCATTTCCGTCTGTACAACGTGAATGGCTTGCACAATGTCGGAAAAACTGTCGATGCTGTACTTTGTGTAAACACCTTGCTTTGCATTTAGCGTGTCTGCATCAGCAAGGAGGCGCTCCATTTCGGTCTTAGTACCGCCGTAACCGATCTTCAAGTTGTCCAACATAGCAAAATTTTGTTTGGAAAACCCTCGATACGCGTCCTGCACACTCTGCACAGAGGAGCCCATTTTGTTCCAGTTATCGGCCATGTCAGAAATCGCCGTATTGGACATTTCGGCGGCTTTTTCTGTGTCTCCGCTAAGACTACTTACCAGCGATGCCGCAAAAGATGTAGCCGTATCCATGTAATCGTTGGCAGACAAGCCAACATTTTTATAGGCGGCCTGCGCATATTTCTCAATAGTAGCAGCGCTATCTTTGTACAGCGTTTCCACGCCGCCCACAAGCTGCTCGTAGTCCGCATAGCTGTCCAACGATGCCTTGCCGATTGACACGGCCATGTTTGCAGCGGTTTTCCCGATTTCCGTAATGCCGTTGGCTACGGTCCGCAAACCGTCCGAAACAACATTGCCGAGCAACGTACCGCTGAAAACGTCCATTAAGGACGATGCGCCGCCTTTTGCCTTCTCAACGCCTTTTTCATAGTCATCTGTGTTCAGGCTTAATTTGGCATAAAGGTTAAAAATGTCCACTTACTCGCTCACCTCCTGCCGTTCTTTTGTTTTCAATCCATGCCGCGCCGCAAAGTCTTTGAAATCTGCCTGCACCTGTTCTGGTGTCCGCGTATCCACTTTGGGCGGGTGGATAATGTCAATATATCTCGCTGGCCTGTCCTTTACGCCTGTCACAGCTACTACAAGGCTCCACGCACTGTCAGTCATGTACACCTTGTACATCTGTTCTTCAAAATCAGCTTTTAAAGCGTAAGGAAGCGCCGACACAAGCGCCTTTGCGCTCAGTTTCGGCATTTTCAGCAGTACAGGGATTACTTGTTCTGCCCGCCACCGAGATACGATTTGAAAAAATCAACAAACCCCTTATCGTTCAACAGGTCGGCAACCTGCTTGCAGGTGATAAGGAAATTCTGCTTGCCGATTTCTTCCACCGTCAGGCCGTTGAACGGTGCGAGAATTTCGTACACGTCCTCGCGGTGCTGTTTCAACGCAATGTTCAGCAGCTTAACAATTTTCGCAAGGCCAAAACGCTGCATTGCAATACGGGTCGTTTCGCCCTTCGGCATCGCTTTCTGCATCTCTTTCACAAGCGCTTCATCATCGATCAGGTTTGTGATGGGCTGCGCGATTTGCAAAACGACTTCCAGCGCTTCGTCAGTGCTAAGTTCAGAAAAAATCCGCATTATGCTTCATCCTCTCCGGCCTTGATATACACCTCGCACGGCACAGTGTCCTGCGCTGTAATGGAGTAGTGCGCTGTGTATTCAAAGCTCATCTTGCCTTTTTCCTTGTCGCCCGTCTGCAAGCTGAAACCGCCGGTAGACAGCGTATTTAGCATGTGAATGGCGCAGAAACCGCCATTCGTAGTGCCGTGCTTGTCCGAATAGTCGCAAAGCAGCCACAAATCCGTGAAGTCGCTGTCCTTCAGGTCGTTGCGCGGCGTGATTTTGGAAACCTTGGAAGTGGTTGTTTCCTCTGCTGCGCCAAGCATACTTTTTACATTAGCAGGAGATGCCGAAACATAAGTGCCACTGCATTTGACTTCCCAAGATTCAATCTGCTTCAGCTCTTTCATGTTCTTGGGGCAGTTGTCGATGTCCTCGCCGAAGTCGGTAAAGCTCGGCACAACCGTAAAGTTGATGCCGCCAGTCGTAGCGCCCAGCAGCGCACTTTCTTCCGGCGCAGTACCGGCAGTCGGGTCAAACGTAGTTGCAAGATACCCGGCGTTCAGAACCAATTCCTTGAACGCCGATTCGGGGATACGAGTAAATTTCATGCTTTCACCTCAATTTAGGCATAAAAATTCGGCGGTCACATTGATGTACCGCCGTTTTAGGTTTTTGTCTGTGTCATCTGCCAGCGATTGGCAGAACGGGGAGCCGCGTTTTAACCAAATCAAGCCGCCATCTACCGGCAGCGTCACACCGCCAATGCCCAGCGCGTCCGAAAGCTCAAGCGCCTTTGCATTGGGCACCGCTTCGCTCGTGGTATGGAACCACATGTTGACCGTCAGCGATACCGCCCCTCCGCCCCATGCGTCAAACACCGCATCATAGGTCAGGTATGGGAGTACAGCGTCATCCGGAACGGCGTTGCTGGCGTATGCGGTCATAAATTGCCCGAAAAACTGCTGTAATGCAGCGCCCTTTGTCATGTAGGCAATCCCTCCCGCAATCGTTCAGCCGTAAAGCTCTTTAGGCCGTTCAGCATCGGGGAAGCGCTTGCCGGGGCTTGCTTTTCTTCCGGGCGGCTCGTGACCCGGAAATATGCCCCGGTCGTCACGTCCTTGTACACGCTGCCGTACTCGATAGGCACATCTTTCCGCACAATGCCGGTATACACGCTGGTCACGCCCTGCGCTTCGGCCTGCCGTGCTTCAAGGCTGCTGTCCAGTGCAACATAATTCGCAAACTCTGCGCCCTCGCTCCACTCGGTAGCATAGCCGCCTTCACCGTCAGGCTTTGTCCGCTTGTCCATAATGATGCAGCTATGCGAAAAATCATCTAAAATGCTCATAGCTTTCTCCATTTGTTCAGCCGAGAAGCAAACACGCCCTGCCAGCCCGTCACAGAGCCGCCAGAATTGCCGTTTGCGCTCGATTTGGTGTAACTGTACCCGGAAAAGCTCTCACTCTGGAATGGGCTGTTTGCGGCGTTCTCGTACTGCGTGCGCCACGCCTTGATTTCTTCTTCAAGGTGCAGAAATTCGGCAGGCACGGCCATGGCCCAGACAGCGCCATCAAACGTTTCATCTCTTAGCGAGCAGTTACCGTATTGATACACACCATCGTTCAGAACGCTGCCCATAATGCGGAAATACTGTCCGGCACGCAAAAAAGGGAGCGCAATGCTCCCGCCCTTGATGCTGAACTCGCCCAGATGGACGCCATTCTGTGTGACAAACCAGTTCCGGCACTCCCTCATCAATTCTTCAAGCATTGCACTCCCTCTTTTTTACTGTGCTGCCTTAACAGTTTTTGCGCTCCGGGCTTCTGCGGGCGTAATGGTGGCAACGGCAATACCGTCCAGGTACTCTGCCCACAGCTTCATGCCCATAAGAGCGTACATATCGCCAGTTGCGCGGCTGTAGTCGCCGTCAACATGAACACCAATCAGGTTTGTTTCGCCCTCGACGGTATAGTTCAGGCCCAGCTTGGCGAAATCGCTGTCGGCGGGGTCGATGTAGTACAGGTCGATGTTCTCAACAGGGACGGCAATGACCTTGTTGCGGGCGATGTACTTTGCGGGCAGCAGGAACAGGGTAGAGTAGCCCATGAAATTCTGAACATAGGTCAGGCCGAAGGCGGTCTGCGTGGTGATTTCCTTGTCGCCCAGATAGCCGTAAAAGTCCAGAATGTTGGCAAAGCCGACAACCTCGGTAACATCACGATCCATGCTGGCGAACTTGTCCAGCACGTTGCCCTTTGCCAGAGCAAGGCCCTGCTGCCAAGTGGTAGCAGCTACAGCCAGAGAGCCAGTGTTCAGGAAGGTGTAGAAGTCGCCCAGAACCTTGTTCTGCAGGGCGACAAGGAACGCCTCGTCGGTCTTTTCAACGGCAACGTCTGCGCCATACTTGGCGACTGCCTCAACGGACACGCTCTTAGCATACTTGGCAATCTCAATGTCGCCGTAGGTTTTGGGCTCGACCTTCATCTTGGTCAGCGGAATCTCATCGCCCTCAGCAACGGACGTACCGCCAGCCAGAGTGCCGTCAACAGAGGCCTCATAGGATACCAGCTTTGTGCCGGGGGCCTTGCGGATGGGGCGCATAATGCCCATGATGGTGCGCAGCGCGTCCCAGTTCTTGCCAAAGCGGGTGACAAAGTCAACCTCGCGGGCGTTGACAGTAATCTGGGCGGCGGTAGTCAGGTTAGTTTTTGCAGCCATATTTTGGCTCCTTTCTGTTAATCGTCAGATTCGTTTTGCATGAGGTTCACAAGCGCAGCCTGACGCTCTGCGGTGGACAGTACATAGCGGCCCTTGTCGTCCGTCTTGTAGATGTCCTCCCGCGTCAGGGCCTTGCCGCCATTGTTGGCAGGGGGAGTAGACGTGTCTGCGCCTTTTGTGCTGCTCTTGGTGATGTACTCGCCATAATCGGTCTTGAGGCTCTTTTCAAGCGCAGCTGCGTCTTTGATAGCGCCCTTGCCATCCAATTCCAGTTTGTCAAGCAGGCCGTCTCCCTTTGCAAGGCGTGCGACAGAGGAAATCCGTTTTTCAGAAATGCCGATTTTCAGCAGGACGTCGGACAGCGCCTTTTCTTTGGCAGCCGTTGTTTTCTCAGCGTCTACGTTGGCCTTGTAGTCCCCGAAAGCCTTGTGCTCTTCTTCATACTTAGCCTTGTAGCCGCCGTCGCCCTGCGCTTTCAGGTCGTCCAACTCCTTCTGAACGCCCGGCAGCTTTTCTGCATCGGCTTTATACCGCGTGACGTCGTCTTTCAGCGGGTCAACAACGCCCAGATGGAGCGCCACCAGCTGATTTTCGATTTCGTCAGTGCAGCTTTCGCCAATGATCTTACGAATTTCAGCGCGTGTAAATTTTGCCATGGGGGTTCTCTCCTTTTCTTCGGTGGCGGTTCTTCGCCATTTGAGTTTATTTATTCAAAACAGCAGTGCTTCGCTGTTTTTGCGTATAAAAATAGCAACCGCCGAGAAAGTCTCGGTAGTTGCTAGGTAAACTTGCCTTTTACGGTTTCACTTCAACGCTGGGCAGCACATTTGTGTGGAAATACAGCTTGTAATGGTACGGGTCTGTGTGTGTTCCTGTAATGTCTTCGACAACATACATAGTGTAGCTGTTTAGGTAGATGTAATTTTTCCTGTAAGTATCGGGGCCAACCTTTACAGTGCAGACAAGCTCGTTGCTGGAATTGTTGGAGATAGACATATACCCCTCGGCTTCCATAATGACCTTGTCTGTTCTGGCGTTGTATACGGTGATTTTTCGTTCGCTCTCAAAGTAATCGGCCTGTTTAGAAATATTGGAGTTTGCTCTATCGGCTTCGGAGCAGCCACATAAAAGCAAAACTGAGGCCATAACTGCGATTGCGATATAAAGAATCTTTTTCATGTGATTTCCTCCCAATAAAAAGAGCCGAGAGGCTTATTTGCCTTTCAGCTCTGCTTCGATGATTCTTTTGTACTGTTCGCCGTGCTCGGCAACGGCAGGCTTGATAAAAGGCTTTGCCCGTTGGCCGTGCGTTAAATGCCAATTGCCTTTTTCGTCTTGATACACCCACGGCGTTTGTCTGCCGCCGGGGTAATATATGCCGGTGCCGCACTCAACATACACGCCGTATTCGCTATTTGTGCCAACATAGGCAGCGCGTTCTCCACTGTTTGTCACTGTATGAGTGATGCTATTGCGCAATGCGCCAGTTCCAAATTTACCGGGGCTGTTTACAAGCTTTTTTGCGTACCCTTCAGCCACAAGCCCGCATTTTTCCAGTGCCCGCTGGCACGCCGCTTCAAGCTCTTTGTAAACTTCAGCGCTGTGGTCTTCAAGTGTGATTTTCATCGTTTTCTAAATGCATTATAATGCTTGCTCTTTCTTCCACCCCGCCCATTCCGCATAGGTCATATCTTTTACAAGCACAGATTCCCCCGTTTCCGGGTCAATAGCGCGTCTGCCGCCGCTGCTTGTGTCCTCACCGTCAACCTCTGCAATCTGGGTGCATCGGCAGTTTTTTGCAATAGCAAAAATGCCATTGCACTTTGTTCCGCTTTGTGGTATACTTGAATTAACGAAATAATACCCATTCTGTGTTTGGAGGTTATAAACATGCGTGGCAGTCTGCCCAAAAGGAATGATTTTGACGCTAACGACCTTATCAACCGCTATCTCTCCGGAGAATCCGTCAAGCACCTTGCCGATAGTTTCGGATTTAGCCGTCAAGTTGTTTATCGTGTCTTGCGTCACGCCAACATCACGCCAAGAAACCGTTCTGAATCCATGTATGTTAGAATGAAACAAACTCCGCCAGAGGAGCGCAAGCGTCTGGCACTTGCTGCTAATGAAGCGAAGCGCGGCCTTGCAAACACTCCAGAAATGCTTCATAAACGGGCATTGGCTCATAAACGGTTTATTGGTGTTTTTGAGCAGGAATTTATTGATGCCCTGACGAACGCCGGAATTTCCGCTGTTCCTCAACAACCATTTCTTAGTTATAACCTCGACATTTGTTGTGGGAATATCGCCGTGGAAATTGATACGCAAGGTGGAATCCCTACTCATAAGCCCAAAACAATGAAGCGAATTGTAGAGTGCCTTCATGCTGGAATGAATATGCTTTATGTTGCTATTCCGCCTAAAACTACCAGTATTCCGTTCGAATGTTACGACAAGGTTATCTCCATTGTGGAGGAGTGCCGCCGCAACCCACCCATAAGGTGTCAATATTGGGTGATTAGGCGTACAGGTGAAGTTTATTCCACAGGCAGTTTTGACTTCAATTAAATCCCCTTTATATGTGTGCTTATAGCTTCTGACAATTTTACTGTCAGTGGCTATTTGCGTTTCTCCAACAAAGCAGTTATATACAAGATAGCCCGGCGCGGAACTGTCGCCAGGGTACATAATCTCGCACCCGCCCACCTTAAACGGCTTGTCAATGTCTACTGTCTGGCCGTCAAGCATTGCGTGTGCGTGTCGTGTGCGGTTGTCCAGCGTTGCCAGCCAGCGTTTTTTGAGCTTTATTCCCATGTCCTGCGCGGCGCGGTAGGTATCTAGCCGCCCCGCGTTTTGCGCTGCTGTTACTGCCGTTCTGGCGGTTCGAATAGCGCTTGTGCGGTTCATATCCTGCATCCGGCTTTGTAAGTCGTTGGCGATTTTCGGTATGCTTTTGCCTTGCAGGATGGAGCTTGTCACGCTGGCGGTAATCTGCTGCTTGCCGTACTTCAAATCAATGCCGCGCTGTAATGCACGCTTTGGCGGGTAATATGGCATCAAGTCAGGCTGTTCCACAATCAGACGTTTCACTGTCTGCTCATCCCACAGCGTAAAATCTGCTTTGTCGGAAACCTGCTCAATTTTGTAAGCAGCGTAATTGCGGTTCAAGCTGTAAATGCCCGGCGTGGCGTCATTGACATAGGCAACAGCCGTTTCGTTGGCGTTGGTGTATCTTTCTGCCACCTTGTCCCGCAGCGCCGTAAAACGCTTGCCTCGACCCATCTGCGCAAGCCGCCATTGCTTGTACTGCTGTTCGGTGATTTCGCCTGCATCGAGCTTTTCTTTCATGGCTGCATCACGCTTCTCGAACTGCTCAAAATAGGCTCTCACCGTATCGGTCAATTCGTCAGCAGCTTCTTTGTACAGCTTTGCGATGCGCTGTTCCAACTCTGCGAGCTGTTTATCCGTCAGTTTGTGGGCATAATCAGGTTTTCTCATTTTCTTCTTTTAGTCTGTTTTTTTCTATTGATCTCGCCACCGACAAACCTCATAATTTCTTTGTCAAGTCTTGCTTGGCTATTTTTGTACGATGTGGTAGTAATCTCTCTTTTTGTAGCTTCGCCAAAGGAATTTACAAATGGTTTTCCATTTGTTTTTTCAACAGTCACATTTCTGCTTGCGGTCACTATTTTGTTTGTTATCGAACGCTTTTTTGATTCAAGTGCCTGTTTTTTTCTCTGTACATCGTAATATCCGCTTGGCATATTCCACGCAGGATTTCTTGATGCGTAATCTGCCAACCTTTTATTCAGTTTGTCAATTTGGGAATTCAGGCTTTTTTCTCTCTCTTTTAAGGCGCCTATACTCTCACTACCGCCGCCCCTGCCGCTTCCAGAACCTCTACCGCCCATTCTCGCATCTCCTTCTTACTCGCTTATAATATGGCTGAATCCTAGTAACGTTCCAGTCAAATTCTTCAGGGCATTTGCCATACCACAAAATCTCACTGGGTTCAAGCCTTGCCAATGCCGCCCGAACGCCTTTTTCAAACAGCGCTTGATTCTGCTTGCTTTTCTGCGTTCCCACGCTAGAAATCGCCACAATCGAATGTTGTGGCTCGCCGTCAAAACACCACTCGTAGCTTTGTTTATTGCTCCAACACAGGGTTGGCACAACGTGAATCCCGCATTGCTGCCAGTATGCCGCCAGCCAGTGCTTGCGATAGTGATTGTATATCTGCATAGCAAGCGGCATATCTGTATACATTGAGAAATCAGGCGCACACACAGCGCCAAATTTTTGAAGCAACGGAATGTACTTGTCCGGCTGATTCCACACCCTTTGGAATTGATAATCATCCACGAAAAAGTGAACGCCTTTTGTTGCGCAGTCCGTACAGGTTTTAGCAAAGTTGAACGGAATCCATTCCAGATGCCGCACATCAATGTGTTCCGGCTGGATAATCGGCGTATCGTATTTTCCAACTCCTAAAAAGTTGGCTTTGTCGAGGTTTTCAAAATTCAACATCTTGTCACTCCTCGCCGTTGGTCGTGCGGTCTAACTCCTCTGCCGCCTTTCGATTTATCAATTCATCGTACTGGTCTGCGTCGCCAAGGATGGTCAGCAGCTTTTTGGTGATGTATTCATCATCGTAGTATTCTGCACCCAGCAAGACCGTCTGCGCCTCTTCCTGCTTGTTGATGATTTGGTTGCGCGTGTATGTCGGATCGCCATCAAGCCCGGCAACCGCCAAAATGCCCTTGATGCAGCGCGTCACGCAGCTTTCAAACTTGTCTGTTTTCAGGTCGAGTGGCACATAACTGGCCTTGATAGCCGTTGCAGTTTGGTTGCCAGCGCTGACAGCAGCAGAATCAAAGGCCTGAAAGTCCTCGTATAACTTTTTGGTTAGCATGTCAATGGTGGCTTGCGTGCCTTGGAACGGGGCTTCGATGCTCTGTGGCGTGGCCTTTGCGCCCTCGTCACCGTCAGCGTGGGCGACATGGGTAGTTTTCAGACGCTCAATGAACTTTGTATCGTCCTGCTCGTCCATGCCTCCGCAGTTGGTCAGAACCCAGAAAATCAGGTTGCCTTCGTCAACGTTGTTTACCATGTTGGAGCTAGCAAGGTCGAGCGCGTCAATGGTATTCTGTCTCCCCTGTAGCTCGCTGTGGGCCTGCTCTCCGTTTTTCAGCGGGATAATGGGAAATCCGGGATAATTCTCACCGTCATAAATTTCTGTGCCGTCTGCCTCGCTGGTGCGCAGCTTCAACTTGTATGCGCGTTTCGGCTTGAGAATCGCCATATCATCGCTTTTGGGCTTTAGATACTCTGTATAGCCGTCAAGCTCGTACAGCGTGGCGCGCAGTGGCTTATTGTCTGCCACCTGCCAGAAACGGATTCCGGCTTTAATGGAGCCGTCTTCCTCGTCGTACAGGGGAACAAATTCCTCTGCTGCGAACACCTGCACATGGTCGAGATTCCAGAACACGAAAGACTGCCCGTCAATCAAAGCATGGCGGGCAGCGTCCATAATATCTTCATCAAACGTCGCACCAAGCGCCTTTTTTGTCTCCGCTTCCTGAAATGAAACGCCGTTGCCCAGCAAATACGAAACTTCTTGGTCTACGACCAAACCAAAGAACTTGCTTGCTATCTTGTGATTTGCCGTGTACATGTCACGGTGCGCCTTTCCCTGCATGTCGTAGATGATTTTCTCGTATTTGTTGATTGTAGGGTTTTCGCCGTAGTAATACTTGTTGGCGTTCGCTGCAATGCGTGTGCTATGGTCGGCCTTATACTCATTAATTGCACCCAGTATGAAACTCATGCGGGCCTTTTCGTCCTCGCCAACCGCTACAAAATCTTGGTATGTTTTCACGTCTTCTCACCGCCTTTACACGAAAATGCTCTTGTATCTGGTTTCGGCGGTGTCTCCCGCCTTGTTCGCTGTGCTTTCCATCGCATAGCGCACCGCGTCAATGTGGTGGTTGTTCAAATCCGGATAGCCTTCGAGCACTTCTCCCGTCTTGCTATCTCGCTCGTACTCGTACTCGCTAAACTCTTTTGCAGTGTCCGGGCAACGCACGGTGTCTATTACAATAGCATCAAGCATCTGCAGCCACTTTGTACCGTATACAACAGACTTCGGGCCTTTTCTGGCAGGGAATGTCTTTACGCCGTACTTGTTATAGTCCGCAATGGATTTCGGCTCTGCGCTATCCGCACATACTTTGTCCTCACGCGTCAGCCCTTTCTCCAAAAGCAACTGCGCCGTGTCCCTGTTGCTGGTTCTACGCCGTGTCAGTTCATCGAAGATGTACAGCGTGCGCCGCGCTGCGTCATAGTGCATTGCATTGTATGCCCATGGGTCAGGATACCAGCCCCAGTCAACGCCGCGCTTGATTCTGTCGAATGTTTTCAACTGCTCGTCTGTGATTGGTTGAATTTTCAGGTTCTCGAATACCGCCGTGCCGCTGCCGACAACCTCGCCCAGATACTCGTGTCGGTAGGCCGTTTCGTTTGTGCGCTGCAAGTATTCAGCATCGGCCAGAAACCGCTCCCCGAGCCATTCTGCGGGCGTCGTTTTATAGGTGGAATGATGTATCAGCTTTCCCGCCCGCGCTTTCAGAGCGTACCCATTTGCCCAGTTCCGCGCCATTGCAGGCGGGTTGAAGCTCTTGAACGTAATGAACCAGTCACCGCCGCGCAAGCAGGACTGCTCCACGTTTCGGATTTGCTCTTCCCCGTCAAACTGGTCAAGCTCTTCAAACCAGCAGATGCCGATATAACCAAACGGCACTTTGATTGACTTTACCTTGCCGGGGTCATCAACACCGAAAAAAAGCACCTTTTGCCCTGTTGGCAAATAGGTGCATTCCATCGGGGAGACTGTGCAACGAAAATTGTCGTGCAATCCAAGCTCATTGATAGCCCAAACGATTTGCGCATACACGCTTGTGCGCAGTGTGTTTCCGACCTTGCGGAAAACCGCCGCGTGGCATTGCGGATGCTTTAGCAGCTGCAAAATTAGCTCTATGCTAATATAGCTGGATTTTGTACTGCCGCGCCCGCCCTTTGCGACAAGCTCTTTTACATTGCCTGCCTTGATTTCACGGTGGACTTTTGCGAAGCAAGGGGAAACAACGCCAGATAGCTTACAAGTCATCTATGATTAGCACCTCGCTATCCTGCTGTTGTTCTGGCTTATCCTGCCATCCGAAATTTGCCCGTAAACTGAACTGCGCACCGCCGGAGCCGTCTTTGTCATACAGTCTTTCTTCGGCGTACTGTTCACAACGGGTCTTTGCACGCGTAATCGTGTCATTGAACTCTGGTTTATTTTGGTAATTCAAAAGTGCCTGCCTTGATGCAAAACCAAGTGCAAGCGCCAACCCTGTCACAGTAGGCGGCTTTTTATCGTCATAGATGATATAGCCGTTTTTATTTCGCATCGGTTCGCCGTTATCGTTTACGAACGGCTGTCCTTTGCAGGCTTCAAAGTAGGCATCAATCTTTTCTTGCATTGCCTTTACGCTTCTGTATTTAGGTGGTGCGCCCACCGGATTTTTTCTTGATGCCACTTTATCACCTCGCCTTACAACACAAAAAGCCAACACAATTTGTGTAGGCTTATATCCCCCTAAAACCCCTTTGCGCCGGAGGAAAAGCGCGTTCCCGCCCTTCCGGTCTCTGCTATGCCGGTCTCACCCGTTGCAGGGAGCAAGTCCGCAACGTAATCCAGCGTTATTTATATCCCGTCCGCTGGTCGCGGTTTCTGCTTTGATTAAAGGGGGGGCCACAACGCGTAACGGCGTCAGTAACAGCGTCCGCGCAAGCAGATGTGGGGCAGACTTTTTCAGGCTCTCGAAGTCCCGTTGCGGTCTGCCATCGCGCCGCGCTCCTGATCGGCTTGCCGCTTTGCTTACAGCGTTCAGGTTGATCTATCGCGTTTTGCCTGCGCCGGGCTTTCACCGGTGGGAGCGACCCAGCATGGAGCAACCGGCTGGAATTGAACCAGCATCTACCGATTACAAGACGGTTGCTCTTCCGTTAAGCTATGGCGGCATATAAAAGGCGCGGCAGTTGCGCGTGTTGCACTTTTTGTTTGCCAAAAGTAAAGCTCATTTTAATTAACTGTGTCCAAATCGGCATCAATTAAAAATGAGATGCACTTTTTTAATAACTTGTGCACCAGAGGCTTACCGCGACTGTTGGTACTGCACATAGGCCTTGCACCTTTGCCACGCCGTAGCTTGCGGAACGCAGCGCCCTTGCCGCATTGACTGGTCAGTCCCAGTTTGCGGCTGGCTATGCAGCAAATAAAATGCCGGTCTTTCCCGGCTGTCAGTATCGAGAATAGGAGGTTTTGCTATGGACTGTAATGTACCCTCTTTACAGTTTCCAGCATATTCATAATACCACTTGACAACGTCCCCACAGTTACCCTTTTTTCTTGTCCAAAAGCCAGAAAAATTTTCTTCTGCTTTCGTAAAACTGCCGTCTGCCGCAATACACAGGCTGGTATTCGTAAGCCGTTCCCTCTGTTACGTTTTTCAACAGAGCGCACCAGTTTAAGGGGTCTGCTTCTCTTGCCGCGTCCTCAATGATTCGGACATCTGTGCTTAACTTTAGCGCTCTGTCAGCCTTTCTAGCTGTTGGGTCTGCCTTTCCGTTTCCGTGCGGCAAACCGTCATTTGAAACCGCATCAAGACCTCTTGCACTAGCAATTTCCAACCGCATTTCAGCGTATCTTTTGCAAAAGTGCTTTAATTCAAGGTATCTTTCTTTTGAAATTCCATATTCATCTAGGTTGAGCGGTCTTTCTCTCATTTTTGCTCCTTTCTTCCATTTTCATGCAGCGCGGCAGCGTGCAAATATTGTCATTCTTCCACTCGCATGTCGCGCAAAGATGTTCGCGGGCGTATTCATCAACTAGTTGCTGTTTTGTCATGGGGTCACCTCCGGGGGTTCGGGGAGCGGCATCCAGTGGGTGACGGCGTCCAGAGCGTAATAATCGCCCGCGTTGATAAATTCTTCTGTGTTCGGAAGTCTGAACGCCATAGACATAGAATCAAACGCTGCTTCGTATGCAAGAACCATTTGTTTTGCTTGTGGAAGTCTGTCTTTAACGCTTACCCAGTCAGTCATCTGCGTTCACCTCCGTGGGTTCTTTCTTTTCCTCTGCATCAATCAGTCTCATGGTTATCCCTCACTTTCTCAAAATAGAATTTGATCGCTTTCGGATTTTCCAGCACATTGCCGTAAGCGATGCCGATCTTGTAAATGTAGTTTTCTTGCAATTTTCGCGGAATCTCTGCAATGTATCGTCTGAATGTTTCAAGGTCGTGGGCGCGTTTGTAATGGTTGCACATGCGGCAGGACGGCATAAGGTTTTCAATGTCGTCCGTGCCGGAATCCTCTGGGTTCCACGCCCTCTGCGGCTTGAAGTGGTCTACCTGCATATCATTGTAGGCAATGTGGCGGCCACAGTAAGCGCAATGACCGTCAAATTTCTTGTACACCGCAACGCGGGTCTTTTTACTGATTGCCATTTATTCATCCTCGCTGTACTTATAGTCGTAAAAAGTTCCGTCAGGTTCAACGAAAAATTCTTCTTCCCATCGTGCATCACAGGTTTTATAATTTTCGCAAGAAGCAAGGCTCACGTCCATAGCCCCATCATCACCGCGCGTACAGCGTTTGCCAATTTTGCCATCCTTGCGCATACAAAATGTTGCCAATAGTGCTTTCTTCATTCTGCTACCTCCTCTACAAACGCCATACTCTGGCGCAGATTGAGCGATTTTGGATTTAGAATACAAGCCGGGGCGACAGCCCCGTCGTAGTACGCATAGTAGTAGTCCAACCGGTCATCCTGGCTTACACCGCGAACGTATCGCGTTTTGCCCGTGTCAGAATCCTTATCGCCGCAGTACCACGGTGTGGCAGTCCAAATCCATCTGTCGTAGTGCGGGATGTAGTCACGGTACTTGCGGTACTCATCACACGTGAGGATAAAAACAAAGTCCTGTACAGTGCCATAAGCTCTGTCTCCGTTGTCGGCAACAAGGTCAACGTTATGTATCAGCAGACTTTTTCTATCGAAAACAGCGTTCGCCATATCAGATAGAATTCCCCGCACATTACTTGTGCGGTAGTTATTCCCGTTGCCCCTTTCGTCTGCAAATTTATCACTTGGACAGAATTTTACGTCTTTTGCCCACGTCTTTGCCATAATTGCCAGCACACCGCCGTCAGGGTGGTTCGGGTCAAGGCAGACCCACTCGAAATTTTTGAACATGAAGTGTTCGCCGGTGCGCAGGGCTGTGATGTTAGTCATTGTCGGTTACCTCCGTGAGCCAGTATTTCTTCCTACAATCGGAACAGCTATACATTCCGGTTTTTAGCGCCTCACATTTGTCGTCTTCTTTACTATTTGTGTCAATTTTACACGGGTCAATAACGAGAACCCCATCTTTGTTAAGTTGTGCATTAGGGAATTGTTTAAGAAACTCGCTCTGGCGTGTCTTGATAGGGTGCTCATTTGCCCAGTAAATTACGCGGTCAATATGCGTTTCGATTGTGTCTATGTCGGTATTTGTCATTGCGGATGTAGCAAGCCAGCAACGGTGCCTCAGTCCATCGTACAGAGGGCAGGCCGCGCACCCGTCCTTTCCGAGAATCATCGTTCGGCACATGCGAATGCGTGCCTTTTCGTACTCTAATGCGTCCATCACTCATCAACCTCTTCGTTCCAGTATTTGTATCTGCACTTCTCGCACATTTCTTCAGATGGCACGCTTACCTCGCACGCCTTCTTTTTGTCAAAATGCGCAGTGCAAAAAGTGGTTGTAATACTGTACATGTTCGCATTCGGGAACATTTTTTGAAATTCACTTTTTCGTGTTTTTACGGGGTGGCCTTTTGCCCATTGTTCAACGATGCTTTTAACTTTGGAAGCCTTCTCATCTGTGATGTGCAATAGTACATCACAAACACTTCCCATTTCGCTGAAATTATTATATAGAGGGCATTTTTCACACATTTCACCACTGTAACACATGCGCTTCATTGATTTGTAAAATTCAACTGCGTCCATAGTCTTACTCCTTATCCAGCCCGCGGGCTACATACTGCCCATAGGTCAGGCCAAGGGCGGCGGCTTCGCGGGTACATTGCTCAATGGGCTTTATGGTTTTCTTCGGGCAGGGATGCGCAGCGGGTTTCTTGCTTTTTTTCAAAACACCGGCATCCCTGCGGCGCTGGTAGGACGCCTGCGCGCTCTTGATATTGCGCTTGCGGATGCAGGAATCGCAATAGCGCTTTGAGGGCTGGACATCCCACATGATTTTCCCGCAGGTCTTGCAGAATTTTGTTGTGGTCATAGCGGCTCCTTTGTTTTGGGTGCTTCAATGCCGATGCTTTGCAGAGTTACCTGCGCCCAGAGGTCGGCAAGCTGGTCATTGCGGTACTCATTGTATTTATCAGCAACGGGGCCTGTCATTGCATCCTGAATCCGTTTCAGGGTGCGTGGAGAAAGACCGACCTGATAGCACGCCAGCAGACACAGATAGGTGGCGCGGGTGGCAATGTCGTTGCGCTCTTTCATGACAGCTTCCTGCGCACGGCTCTGGATGCCCTGAATTTTAGATTCTGCATAAGCATCTATGGCTTTTTGCATGGCCGGGGTGGGATGAAGTCTGGCTTTCATGGGTTCACTTCCTCTAATGTTAAACTTACTTTGTATGTTCCCTTTAAGACTGATACAATAGCAGCCAGCGTTTCAGCCGTGTATACGCCTTCAACCCGCTGCACGATTTTTTCGCTTTTTGCTTGGGATTTTTCATTTTTTTGTACATCGTCATGTGCCTTTTTAAAATCCATTGCTGCGGGCGACAAGTTTTCGATATAATACTTGATTTTTTTTACACCGGCGGCATTCGGCGTCGTATTACCATTTATCCAGTAGTACAAAGAGGCTTTATTTACCCGAATGCGTTTCGCCATTTCCTGATATGATATGCCCTCATCTAACATGTCATCCTTTACGGACTCTATCAAGGACGCAATGCGTTCGTTTCGTCTCTTTCCTTTATACAAATCCATTCCCTTAAAAAGCCATCCTTTGTCTACGCCAAGCGCCTTTGCTAATGGGTCGGCCTTGTCAGCGCGGATTTCACTTCTGTTTCTGAGTGAATATGAAATATAATCGGTGTTTGCGCCCATTTCATAGCTGATAGCGTTTCTGGTCTTCCCGCTGTTTTTGACAGCCCATTCCAGCCGCTCCCAGAAATCCGGTAAATCCGGCAGTTCCGGCTCCGGCGGCGGGGTGGGCGGCTGCTTTTCCTCCGTCTTGGGCAGACCCAGCAGCCAGCCGACGGTAACGCCCATACTGGAAGCCCCTGCAATACGGTTTGCGTTGTAGGCGCTGAGTGTCTTTGCCTTGCCGCTGCACAGCTGGCCTAAGTAGCTGCCACTGATGCCGGTACGCTGGGAGAACTGGCTTAAATTCATAGTGCCCATCGCATACTTGACACGTCCCGCCACGCTTGGCAGGTTGGGCAAAACAAGGGTCTGGCAGGGGCCGTCTTTTTTGTGATTTTCCGCTTCGCTTGCAGTGCGTGTTGGTGAAATTGGTGTGCGATGTGCGGCCTTGGCCTGTTCTTGCATGGATTGCTGGTACTCATAAACTTCATCTGTCATGTTGTCACATCCTCCATTTCTTCAATGAAAATTTCGGTGCGGGGGTTGGATTTGTCGTACATCACACGGGAGCCGTCCACGCTGGCAATGATGGTGTTATTGTCGTCTGCAAGGATTTTGGCGGCGACAAGGGTGTCATGGGCAGCTTCCATCAAGTTCGTGAGGTCTACTTTGCGGCGCGTCGGCATATAGAATACCGTGGCGACGCGGTAGCGGCCCGACAGCGGGGCTTTCGGCTTTGGGGCGAGATACCACATGGCGGCCTGTTCGTACTTCTTGTACTGCCTGCTGGGGGCAATGAACGGCTTTCCGGTGCGGTGGTTGGTAAGTATCTGCTGGGAGTTCTTTTTGGTAATAGGGGGCAGGGAGATGATGTATTTTTGGATCACGGTGCTATCTCCTTTACTTTCGCGTAGTACTTCTCGCTGTACTATATATCCGGCAGGCGAGGATTTTGGGTGTATCCTGCGGTGCGCAGGGCGGCTTCAGCGTTCCAGCGCGTGGAATACAGGCGCTTGGAGTGGGTGATGTCGCCGGTAGAGCGGGAATAGGTGATGATTTCAAACTTTGGCATGCAGCTTCAACGCCTCCTGCGTATTTACCTCGTCGCGTTGGATTTTCTGATAAAGCGGTGTGTCAAAGTGCAGGCACGCATGACAGGTGCGAGCAAACAGAACGTCAAACGATTCGATTTTGTGCGGGAGAAATTTCTCTGCCGCCGTGCGCAGTTCGGCAACGGTGGGCGGGAATTTCAGTGTGGCGGCCAGATTTGCCGCGCCGCTCTTGGCCGCTTGCAAGGGGACATCTTTCAGTGCTGTGGCCCAGGCTTTTGTCATTTCGTCCGGGTCTTTTCCGCGCATGAGGTTTGCCCAGTAGTTGGTGCAGGACAGCAGAAAGACGGCAGTTTCCTGTTCAGTCATCGGTGGTCACTCCTTTCGCGAGCTGCTTTAATCGCTCCATTGCGGCTGCGGCGTCTGTCTGGCGTGGCGTAGTGCGGGTCGCTTTAGCACTGTCGCGCTTTGCCTTGAAAGCTTCCACAGTGTAGATTCCTTCCTGCTCACAGCGTGCCAAGATTTGGGATATGTAGCTCCAACGCCGGGAGTTATGAACGGCGGCTTCTTCTATTGCCTGACAGATAATGGCGGCTGGAAATTTTTGCAGGGCCGCTTTGATTTCATCGGATACAGCGCGGGGGATAAAACCACAGTTCTGTTCATAGCACTGAATGCAGTCGGATAAATCCTGGTTATGCAGGTCACACCCGGCGTCGCTGGCAGCAGTAGTAGCTATATATTCTTTACTTCTTACCTTCTTAGTATTAGAAGGTTTGTCGCTCGTTTGTCGCTCGTTTGTCGCTCGTTTGTCGTTTTGTTTGTCGCAAGCCTGATAATCAGCGTAATTATTTATCGTGTATATGGTAAATTTTGACGTTGATTTCTTTGTCACTTCGTTTGTCGAAATTAGCTTACTTAATGCTGTGCGGATTTGACGTGTTGTGAGCCCAAGTTTGACTTCCATTTCCTTTACAGTGGTAACAACTTGACCACGTTCCAAGGGAATGCCGCGATAGAACTTGTCTTCGTAGCTGGCAATTAGAAGCAGGTGAATAAACACGTCCTTTGTGGGGCCGTCATCATACCAGCCCCATTCGAGCATTTTTCTGTACAGCTTGATGAAGCCCTCGTTAGCCATTTTTCAACACTCCAAGTAATATTCTGCGACGCGGCACAGTCTGCCGTAACGGTTGCGGCGCTGCACCATGCGGGAGGCCACCGGGACACCCCGGCGCTTTAGGTCTGTGATGCGGGAGGCAAGGCGACTGCATCCGAAGTCCTCGAGCGCGTCCAGCGCGGTCAATGTGCCGCCGGATTCCAGCACGGCTAAAATCTGGTCAAGCTGGCTCGGCTGCTTTCTTTCATTCGTTCTTTCTTTCATGACGCGCACCTCCTAGAACGGCAAATCCCCCTCATCCTCAATGAGGGCATAGTCGTCAGACTGGCCGGAAGAATAGGAAACGTCGGGCATGCCATGCGTGCGCTGTGAGGGGGCTGCGGGGCGCTGTGCGGCGTTCTGCGGTGCGTGGCTGGTACTTTCCTTACTGCCGCAGAAACTTACGTTCTGGACCACGATTTCAACGGCTGTGCGGTTCTGGCCGTTCTTGTCCTGATACTGGCGCGTCTGCAAGCGGCCATCAATGGCAATGAGGGAGCCTTTGGGGAAGTATTTGCAGACAAACTCTGCGGTTTTGCCCCATGCAATGACATCGAGCCAGTTCGTCTGGTTTTGACCGCTGGCATCCTTATAGCCGGAATCGTTTGCTATGCGGAAAGAACAGACGGACTTGCCGCTGTTCGTGGTTTTAAGTTCCGGGTCTTTGACCATGCGGCCGATAATAGCAACAACATTCAACATAGGTTAGTCCTCCGTAATATCGAGATAGTTTTTATAGAAACGGCGGCGGAAGTCAGACACCGTCCAGTGATAGTAGACCATTGCCTGATACTGCCCAAATTTGTGATAGTAATCTTGTTTTTCGCCGCTTTTGTGAATAGCGGCGTGGCATTGCGGGCAGACGTTGATCCAAAGCCCGAATTGTTTGGACTTGCTGCGCAAAGCACCGCCGTAAATCTCGTGCCGGACTGTCAGGCCTGTACTGCGACAGCGGTAACAGGTGCCATCCTCACAAAAGAAAATCGTTGGCGCATAGCCGTTCTTGTCCAGCTTGGTTCCGTATTCATTGCGTGTCGGTCGGCGCATCGTCTGTCAGTCCTTTCAATTTTGCGATTTCTTCCGGGGTCATGGTGGGGATGCCCTGCTGCTGACATTCCTGCACAATCAGTTCAATGAGGCGGTGCATCTGTGAGGGGTCAAACTGGGAAGAGCCGTACCAGCACTGCAGGTTGTAGAAAACGCCTTGCGGGGTGGTCATTTCATCGAGCTTGTGGACCTGCCAGCCCTCGCCCTTGCTCTCCCAGCCGTTTTTGAATGCCTTTGCAGCATCAGCGCGGAGGGTGATAAGAGCGGAGCTGCCGCCGATGTCGCGTATCAAATCGCGGTAGATGTCCAGTACAGGGCGGTTGATTTTGGCGGAAAGTTGATTCATCAAAGCCCACGCATAGGCATTTGCAGACAGGCTACGCTTTTGTGAGGCCGTGCCGATGACGGCGGCAAGGGGCTTGCCCTCGTCAATGACGGCGCGGGCTTTGTCGCAGTCTGTGGGGGAACATTCCAGCGTAATTGTGTTGCCGATAACAACTGCGGTCTTGATGGCAATTTGCTGCTTCATTTCCACGCCTCTGCAATCTGCTGGCCCTGCTTCCAATCCTCTGCCGTGAAGTCCCTAGAGGACTTGCCGATGGTTTCTGCAATGAGTTTCCAAGCATCATTTTCATCGGCGCTGTTCTTCTGGCAGTAGGCTTTGACAGCGCGCTGGCACTCGGCGCGGGCGGCAAGGCGGGCGGCGGCGGGGGTTGGCTTTTCCTGCTGCGGGGCGGGTGGCTGCCCCGGCTCATCTTCATAACGTTCCTTAAATTCGTCTGCTTCGCTGTCTGAGTAGATGCCGTCAAACGCAAGTTTGCAGATTTTTAAAACAACACGGTCAAACAAACGTTTGTATGCCATCGCATAAGGGTAAGCATTCTTACAGTTCTGCGTAGATGCTTCGCCGACCTCATATAAGCCTTGTGCCTTATTTGCATAGGTAAAAACAAGCGAATTCCCGTAGCCGGATTTGTCGACAGACACACAATCCGGGTTAAACTTATCCTTTTCCGGCATGTTATCATTGATTTTCAGGCAGGCGTTGTGACTGATGATAAGGCCGGTATACATCATTTTCCCGGTTTTGGTTTCGTTCATGAGAATCCAGAAGTCTGCCTCGTTGAGGTAGGGCCGTTCCTGAATGGCCTTTATGGCTTTGGCACGGCTGGCAAGGTATTTCGCGCTCTGCACGACAGGGATTTGTTGCCGAGTCTTGAGAGAATATTCAGAAGTTTTTTCGTTAAACATCAAATAGATTCTCCTTCCGGGTCGGGGGTGGTGAGATGGATGCGGTAGCAGCTGGCTGGCGGCGGAGTGGTGCGTGGCTTGCGGGTTTTTAGGTCATAGAAGTAGACCGGAATTCCGTCTGCAAGAAAATAGGTGCTGTTCAGGCCGTATTCATGTTTTGCGAAAAGCGGTACAAATGCGCCGACGCTATCGGAATAGATGCGGCGGGCAGCCAGCACGGCGTTGAAATAGCAAGCACTGATGCCCTTTCCAGTGGGGATTAACTCGGCAAGATGCCGGCCATTCAAAAGCGCGTGCGCCTGTTTCAGGGCGCTGATGTCGTCAATGGTCATTTAATAGTCCTCCATACAGCGGCAATCTTCCCACGGGTCGTCCTCTTGGACATCTTCACCGGGGAAGTCGTCGGGGTTATAGCACATATCACAGCCGATGATTGCTGTGCCGATTAAGTAGATGGCTTCGCATTCCTCACCGCATACCGGGCAGCGGGGGCGGCGGGGTTCGTCAGGCGGGAAGGGGTTGTCTTGATGCCCCCAGAAGCTAGTCATTCGGATACCTCCACAAGGTCGCCGTTTTTCAGCTTGTACCAGGTGTCAGGCTTGATGTTTTCACCGTCAACGACAAAGGCTTTCCACTCTTTAATGCCGTAATCCGCATCATTCTCCACAGCAATCACAAGGATGGCACCCATGCCGCCTTTAATTTTTACGTTTTCGCCGCGAACAAGCCCGCAACCATTTTCACCGACAGAAACGTAGCCGCGCGAAGTAGCCGCGCCGTACTTGCCAGCCGTAGCCGCGCCGTACTTGCCAGCCGTAGCCGCGCCGAAATCGCC